CCACAATCATTTAGACCACCTGCAGAAGTACCAGGACAGATGAAGATTCCTGGAACTTCTGCTAAAGCACAAGACTTGAGAAATATCACAAGAAATCCCAATTTAGGACTTCCTGGTAATACTCAAGGATTTGCTATAGCAAGTCCTATGTCAAAACCCAAACCTTCTGGTCCTCCAACATCAAATGCTGTTGGTCAAGCAATAAGAAATCTTGGTAAATCTTCAGCACCATTACCTCAACCTTCAACATCTAAACTTGATAAAGTTATAAGTGCTGTTAAAAAATCTGCACTCCCAGTTGGTGTCGCTGGTGCTACTGGATTAACACTTAGTGGTAGTCAAGGTTCTAAGAAAACTGAAGTAAGTATGCCTGCTTCTCAAACGCCTTCTACCAGTCGCCCTGAATCTCCACCACAGTTCCAAGGAACTGGTGAGCGATCTGCTGAAGCAAATGCGAAGAAGCAAGAAGATGCAAAGGCAAACGCAGAAAGAAGAAGAAACTCTGCTAAGAATTTTGATGCAGCATTTGCGGCTGCTAGAAAGGCGGGTAAGTCAGAATTTTCTTGGCGCGGAAAGCAATACAACACTAAATATAAAGGAGAATAATTTTTCTATATTACAATGGAAGCAAAAGACGTAAAGACTCTTATGGAGGCGTATGCTTCCGTGTACACTACTTCTGAAGAAGCAACTGATCTTCAAGAGTCTGTAGAGACTGTAGAAGAAGGTCTAGCAACCACCGTTGATAAGGTTACTAGAACCCTTCAAGGTGGTCTTGAAAAAATGGGTGTAAAAATTAACAGAACTCCAAGAGGTACTACAACAAAGGCGGATCAAGAGGCAAAAATTAAAAAAGAAGATGTAGACCTCTTTGATATTATCAAAGGTCATTTGATTGATGAAGGTTTTGCTGATACTGAAGAGGCTGCGGTCGCCATTATGGCAAATATGAGTGAAGGATGGAAAGTGAGTATTGTTGAAGGTAAACAATCCAAATAGAACCAGTTTATAAACTGTCTACTGGGAGGTCTTCGGACCTCCTTTTTTTGTATAATAGATCCATACGCAACCAAGCAATGGCAGTCTCACACGAAATCAAATCTCAACTTGCTAAACTTCTGGCAACCGAAGATTTGGTAGTTGAGCACAAGAAAGTGGAGACTGCCTGCTTTAATGTCCACACTCGTGTGTTGACTCTGCCGATGTGGGAGCAAGCAAGTGGACAAGTCTATGACATGCTTGTTGGACATGAAGTTGGACATGCTCTTTATACTCCTGATACTGATTGGTTCCGTTCAAGAAACATTCCTCCTCAGTTTGTAAACGTTGTTGAAGACGTTCGCATTGAGAAGTTGATGAAGCGTCGATATCTTGGTATCTCCAAGACTTTCTACCGTGGATATCAGGAACTTGCTAAAGAAGATTTTTTCCAGATTGCTAATGAAAATCTTAATATGATGAACCTTGCCGATAAGGCAAATCTTTATTTCAAGATTGGCAACTTTGTTGATATTGATTTCAGTTCTCAAGAAAATGTTTTAATCGACAAGATTGCTAATACGGAAACTTTTGATGATGTTCTGGATATTGCTGAGGAACTCTACAACTTCTGTAAGATGCAGCAGGAGATGAAAACTAAAACCGATGATCTTCAAGTTCAGGGTGGTCAAGGTGGTGATGATGATCAATCTGAAATTGAACAAATCCAAGAAACTAGTGCTGATCATGCAGTTAATGATTTACCTCAGCAAGAATCTGATGATTTTCAATCAGAAGAATCTGAGGATAGTGAATCGCATGATGGAACTGAGAATGATGAACCAGAAGTTTCTACGATGAATAGTCTGGATGAAGCTCTGAAAAATCTTGCACGTACTGATGGTATTGAAAATGTTTATGTTGAAATTCCTAAAGTCAATCTGAAAAAAATTATCGTACCTAACTCTGAAGTTCATTCTCGATTTGAAGAGTGGGATGATTGGATGACGGAGAATGAAGTTGTTGAAGAAGAAGTGTTTGGTCGTATTGATAAGCAATTTTTTAATTTTAAAAAATCTGCACAAAAAGAAGTCAACTATCTTGTAAAAGAGTTTGAGTGTCGTAAGTCTGCAGATTCATATGCTCGTGCTACCACTGCTCGTACTGGCGTTCTAGATTGCACCAAACTTCATACCTATAATTACAATGAAGATCTCTTCAAGAAAGTAACTACTCTTGCCGATGGTAAAAATCATGGTCTTGTGTTTGTTCTTGATTGGAGTGGATCTATGGCAGATGTACTAGTTGATACAATGAAGCAATTGTTCAATCTAATGTGGTTTTGTAAGAAAGTTTCTATTCCTTTTGAAGTATATGCTTTCACTAATGAGTACCCTCTCATTACTTACAATAAAGATGGTTCTAAACAATTTCGTGATCTTCCCTACAAAAAACGTGAAGGTCTCTTTTATATTGCTGAATGGTTTAGTATGATGAATATTTTTACAAGTAAAACCAAAATCAAAGAACTGGAGAAGCAAATGAAGAACTTCTTCCGCTTGGCATCATCTTATAGTAATTATGGCATGTTGAATATTCCTACTGGATTGAGTCTTTCTGGAACTCCTTTGAATGAAGCAATGCTCGCACTACATCAAATTCTCCCTCAGTTCAAGCAAGAAAACAAACTTCAGAAAGTTCAATGTGTTGTGATGAGTGATGGTGAAGCATCTTTTCTGAAATATCATCGTGAAATTCAACGTCATTGGGAGAGTGAACCGTTTATCGGAACTGGTAGTATTGGACCCAATGCTTTCCTTCGTGATCGAAAGACAGGAAATACATATTCACTTAATTGTGAATGGTATGAACTTACCGATATTCTTCTTCATAATCTTCGTGATAAGTTTAATGATGTCAACTTTATTGGAATTCGTGTTCTTGAACCACGCGATGCTAATAGTTTTATTCGTCGTTATTATGGATGGTCTGATGAATATGAAAAAATTCAAAAAATTTGGAAAAAAGAAAAAGCATTTGCAATTCGCAAATCTGGATATCATACTTACTTTGGTCTCTCTGGTAATGCATTATCAAGTAATTCTGAGTTTGATGTTGATGAAGGCGCGACTAAATCAAAAATTAAATCTGCTTTTGTTAAGAGTTTGAAGAGTAAAAAAATGAATAAAAAAGTCTTGGGTGAGTTTATTGAACTAATTGCATGAATAAATAAATTTATAGAAAAGTGTCTAACGATGAAACCTTCCCCAAAGAAATTAAAAGAGACTAAAGAGATCTATGAAAAGGTTGTAACACACCTCATTGAGGAAGGTTATGCCACGGACGTAGATTCTGCAGATTCCATTATTAGTGGAATGAGTGAGCAGTGGTTTGAACAAATCCAAGAAGGTTGATTGATGGACAGAATTACTGGAAACGAAGTAAGTTCTATGATGGAGGCACTTGCTCAGGTTTATGAGCAACCTGAAGTAGAGCAACTTGATGAAATCTCTGCCAATCCTGTTTCATCTGCCGATGTTAGGGCAAAAGCGATTGAGAGGATGAAAGCGAATGGTATGCCTCAGGCACAGATTGACAAAGCACTTGCTGATATGGATAAATCTGCTAATCCAACTCCAGAACAAAGAAAGACAGAAGTTGAACGAGATCGTTTAATTCAGCAAGCTGGTGGTGGTGTTGCTGGTGAAAAGGCTGCTACTAATAGATTGAAAACGGATCCTTTGAGATTTTTATATGATATTGAATCGCGTGGTAAATCTGATGTAAGGACTAAAGGACGTGAATCTTTAACTAAACTTGGTGGTGGTGATCTGAATAAAGGTGTTGAAATATTCAAAAAGCAGCAAGAGGTTGCAAAGGTAAAGGCAGAAGCAGAGAAGGATAAAACTGGCGGCAGTGGAATGACTGCTGCTGAAATAAAAGCAGCACAGGACGCAGCAAATAAAGCTCGTCGTGAGGGTAAACTGTCTGATCTTCGTGGTAGTGGCAATACTACAGCATCTACCCCAAAACCAACCCCAAAACCAACCCAAACATATACAATTGGTGGTAAGACATATTCATCTAAAGCTGAAATTAATAAGGAATATGATAGATTAAGAAAATCTGGCGGTGATGCAAAAGCATTCGGTGATAAGGCATTTAAGGCAACTAATAAACCAGCAATTGGAACCACTCCTGGTGGAACAAAGTTTGAGAGAAGAATACCTACATCTGCAGAATTGAGAGCGGCACAAGCAGCAAGAGCGGCAGGTAAGGGCGCTGAAGGACAGATTAAAGCTGCTGTGCAGCAGGGTCAAAGACAGGCATCAGTTAATGCTGCTGTTAAATCTGCTAATAGACCAGAAGTCTTGAATAAACCGGCACCTGCTGGTACTGCTCTTGCTGCTCAACAAAAACGACTTGCTCAAAAAAATAGTGTTCAAGCAAAAATTTCCGCTATTAAAAGTGGGATGACTGCAAATCAAAAGACTTCTGTAAATAATACAGTTAAGTCTGGTACAGTTCCAATAGGTGACACTATAAAAACGAAGGTGAATCCCGACTCTAGTATGAGTGTAATTCAAAAGAGAGATCCTAAAGTAACTGCTAATATCAAAAAATCCCTTGAACTTCAAAGTGTAGACCTTTTTGATATTGTCAAAGGTGAATTTATTGAAGAAGGATATAGTGAAGAGGATACAATGTATATGATGGCAAATTTGAATGAGGAGCAACTTCAAGAATTTTTGAAACAACTTGCTGGTGTTGCTATTAGAAATGCAAAAAAAATTCCTGCTATTAAAGGTTTAGTTACTAAAGTTGGTGGAATGTTTAATAAAGCACCAACACAAATGCCATCTGGTCAGGTTGGGGCATTGAGACTTTATCAAGGTAAAGCAAGTAAATCTCTCGATGCTGCTATTAGAGGTAATGCTTCTAGTATAAAACCACCCCAAGTTAAACCTAAATTAGATCCTCGTGCTGTTAGTGACGCTAATAAGAGTAGAGAAGCTACTCAAGTAGTGCAGAGAAATATGGAAAAAGGTAGACCATCTTATGCAGGACCACAACCAGTTGATAGATTAGACTACAAACCTGGCGATCCTCAGTTTACGAAGTCTTTACAGAGATATTATGCTGATAAGAGAGCAGGAACAAAAGGACTTCCAAAATAATTATCTGGAAGTTTTAGGACCTCCTTTTTTTAATAAATAATTCAAAATTACTGTTAGACTAATGAGCAAGTTTGGAGAGTTACTTAAAGGCGGACCATCCGCATCTAAGGTTGAGGCAGCACCTGCTCCTGAACCTATTGTAGAAGAAGTTTTGTTTACTCCTGAAGAGGAAGTTCTTACTGAAGCAAGTCCTCTTGAAGAAATGAGTAAGAAAGAATTAGAAAATTATGGCAGAACTATGGGTATTGAACTTGATAGACGCCATAGCAAAGAAACCCTGATTGAAGAACTCCAAGAATTTCAAGGTGAGTGATCCACTTTCCTAATTGTCCACAGGGGGTCTTCGGACCTCCTTTTTTATTGTATAATTACTTTAGTTAAAACAAACAACCCAATGGGTCTTTCTACAGAAAGCATCATCAATTGTCTCCGTGAATCTTATGGCGAGTCTGTGACTTCTGCTGAGGTCAAGGCATTCTGTCAGATGAATGATTTCAATTACCAGACCATTGCTAATAAATTGTCTGATCATAAAGTTGGTCGTGGTAAGTGGAATCTTGAAGTAACAAAAGAGACTGTGCAAGAACTGGAGGTGTCTTATAGTTCCCCTGCTGCACTTCCAGTAATTGAACAGAACCTTATCCCTCAGAAAGATAATTCCTTTGTCAAGTTTGGTAATTTTAGTGACATTAAAAAAATTATTGAATCTCGTGTTTTTTATCCTACGTTTATCACGGGTCTCTCTGGCAATGGTAAAACATTTTCTGTTGATCAAGCGTGTGCCCAACTTGGGCGGGAACTCATCCGTGTAAACATTACAATCGAAACTGATGAAGATGATCTTATTGGCGGTTTCCGCCTTTTTAATGGCAACACCGTCTGGCACAATGGCCCAGTCGTTGAAGCACTCGAACGAGGAGCTGTACTGCTCCTTGACGAGATCGACCTTGCCTCTAATAAAATTCTCTGTCTCCAATCTATCCTTGAAGGAAAAGGAGTATTCCTTAAGAAAATCGGACGGCGAGTTGACCCTGCAAATGGATTCAACGTCATTGCCACAGCCAACACTAAGGGTAAAGGTAGCGACGACGGACGATTCATTGGAACTAACGTGCTCAATGAAGCGTTCCTTGAGCGATTCCCAGTAACTTTTGAGCAGGAGTATCCTACTGCTGCTACCGAAACTAAGATTCTAAACAAACTTTGTGAAGATGAAAACTTCTGCAAGCGACTTGCTGATTGGGCAGACATCATCCGTAAGACCTTCTATGATGGTGGTATTGAGGAGATCATCAGCACCCGCCGACTGGTTCATATTGTGAAGGCATACAGTATCTTTGGAGATAAGGGAAAGGCAATTCAAGTCTGTGTCAATCGTTTTGATGATGAAACCAAACAAGCATTTCTGGAATTGTATGACAAGGTTGATGCTGATTTTGTGATGCCCATTGACGAAGAGGTTGTCTCCTGATATAATATGACTAACTCATGGTCCTTTCTATTTGATTATTTAATTATGAATGAACAACGTGACTCAAGTCAAGATTTCTGGGAAGATGATGGAATCAGTTTAACTGGCAATCCATACGCTGCTCCCGATACAATCACTAAATTTGGTGGTTTGCCTGGAGGTATGGGTGATGATCAAATCACTTTCGGTGCAGCACAACCAGTTCCTTATGATAGTTTATTTTCTCTTGGTGAAGACCATATTACCTTTACTGGATCTCATGTAAAAAGTGGATTTGGTGAAGATGTGACTAATTTTAACCTTGATATGAATAGAAAATCTGAATCTAATAATAGACAGAAGTATAGTGAAGATGTAATCATTAAAGAACTGAAAGATTACATCACTAGAACATATGACCAGCACTATTCTGCTGGCGATGATAAGATTCAAACTCTTGATCTTATCGAAGCTTGTGGTGATGGTGAGGCATTCTGTCGCAGCAACATCCTCAAGTATGCGTCACGATATGATAAGAAAGGCACTGCCCGTCGTGACATTATGAAGATTTTGCATTATGCTGTTCTTCTGATGCATTTCAACGATAAAAATGCAAACCGTGAAACCTATCCTCAGTGATAAAATTGAATCTCAATACTATGAAACTATCTGATAATACCCTCACTGTTCTTAAGAACTTTGCTGGCATCAACAACTCGATCCTGGTGAAAGAGGGTAATCGTCTCCGTACTATCTCTGTTGCTAAAAATATTTTGGCAGAAGCAGATATTAATGAAGATTTCCCCCGTGACTTTGCCATCTATGATCTCAACCAGTTTCTGAATGGTCTGAGTCTTCACCAAGACCCTGATCTTGACTTTAAAGAAGATTCTTATCTCAGTATCAAAGAAGGCAAGCGCCGCGTCAAGTATTTCTATGCTGACCCTGCGGTTATTGTTTCTCCGCCAGAAAAAGAAATCACTCTACCTACTCAAGATGTTTGTTTCCAATTGGACAGTGCTTCTCTTGAAAAACTAGTTAAGGCGGCACAAGTTTATCAACTCCCAGACTTTTCTGCCGTTGGCGAAGCAGGCGTTATTAAACTGGTAGTTCATGATAAGAAGAATGATACTTCTAACCAGTATGCTATTGTTGTTGGTGAGACTGACCAAGAGTTTTCTTTCAATTTCAAGGTGGAAAATATTAAGATCATTCCTGGTGCATATGATGTAGTTGTTTCTTCTAAACTTCTTTCTAAATTCACTAATACTAAGTATAATCTAAAGTATTATATTGCTCTTGAACCCGATTCGACTTTTGGATGATACTCTAGTTAGGATGAGGATTATAGGCAGCATCGGAGTTATTGTTGCCTACTTTATAATTCTTCACGTCAGTTCATTTTGGGGGGTCCTAATACACTTTGTTGCAGATTTGATTACAATCCCATATTTTATTAGAACTAGGGCATGGGACCTTGTTATAATGTTAACGTTCCTACTTTCAATTAGCGTTAGTAAACTTTTGATATGAACATCTTTGTTACGGACCCATCCCCATACAAGTCTGCTACGGTTCTCCCTGACAAGCACA